CTTATCGGTCTGCTTGCGTCTTTGCTCGGAGTGCCAAGCCAAGAACAATAACCAACCGATACGTGCTTCTTCTAGTCGCGCGATAGACAGGTTGAACTTATCCTCGAACGCAACCATATCCGCAGCCGAAACTAATACGTCACGAACTGATCCGTCTAGAAATGTAATTTGTAGGGTAATTTTCATTTGCTATTCCTTACGCGGTAGCGCTAGTAACTGGTCCGCTGGTTGGGTATGATACGGAGAATGTTGCCAAGTCTCCGACCGCACCACTGATTGGTGATACGGAGTTTACCAAAACAGTAGCAGTCCAAAGCGGGTTAGTCGCTGATGTGACTGTGCCGTTTGGTCTTAGTGTTACTGTCGCGATTGTTCCGAGTAGCGGGTTTAGCAGGTTGCTGATCGCGCCAACGCCATAGTCGCTGTGGAAGTCGAGAGATACTGTACCTGACTTCAATCCACCGATAACTTTAGTCCAGCCAGCAGAACCGAAATCGGTTACGTCTACGTCGGCTGAAGTTAGTTCTAGTGTTGCTGAAGCGCAGGAATCAGAAATGTTCGATCCGTTAAGTGTGACGTTTGTTGCTGTCACTACGTATTTTGCCATTTGTTGTTTTCCTAACTAGTTTTTTACTGTGTATACACGATTAGGTCAAATTCCGCAGCGAGGTAAGTTTGGTCCCCAAGCGGAATCGTTCCGTAGTTTCTCATTGCGACTACCCTCAGATCTTGAATTACACCTGAGAGCGTCCTGTCTGATTCTATCGCAGTTTTGACTGACGAAGAACCTGAACCACCGCAATAGAGATCTAGTGTTCTTTGTGCCCATCGTTCTGAAGCGCGACCGACGATAACTGTGACTGTGAAACTGTACTGATCTAAGCCACGTTGGAAGGCGCGGTCATATTCGATCGAGTTAGGTTGAATGATAGCAACTGGCGGTTGCGGGTTATCGGGAACAGTATCGGTAGTCCGTAAGCCAGTAATCGTCGCTAAGTTGGTAGCTATTCCATCTCGTATTTCGGAGATCGTAGCCATTACGCGAATCTAACTCTACGGAACGGCGCGACTAGAGCAGAAACGTCAGGATCGATACGACTTACTCGGATAATTCCGATGTCCCCAACACCAGCCACACCCAGCGGGGAATCGTAGCGCTTGAACTGACGCTGTGCCAACATCAGGGTTGCCTGTTTTACCGCGATCGGAACGGCTGACCAACCAAAAGTACCTTGGACTTCGACTGTTGCCTCTCCGCCATAAGTCGGGAAAAGTAAGTCATCTACGGCGCGTATCTGTGTGAATGGTGTGACGATCCCGCCCGCTCTACCGTTCAGAGGCTCTAGCTGATAATCAGCGACCGCCCAAGTCGTATCGAAGGTATCACCTGTGTTCGCGGTGCGTAGCCTAGTAATCGTAATAATGTCATCGGTTTCGACAACAAAGCTGTCGTTGGGTACGTATACCCTTGTTCCTGAAGTGCTGTAAAACACGCGCTCGCAGAAGCCGTCTAGCTGGCGGGAAGCAGCTTCGATAGAGGTTTCTAATAGAGAGTCATCGAGCGTATCCGCTGAAGGTATACGCATTACTGCTTTAAGTTCCGCTAAAGTAGCGTATCCGTTTGTGATTGCCATTGTTCTATTCTACTTCCTGAATGTCATTCGTTCTTTGATAATCGTCGCACTTATTCCCTGCGTATAGGGCAAGTAAGCAAGACCGATACCCCGCTCGTCTAGCCAATCTTGCGTAAAGCCCATTTGTTTGTAGTAATCTTTTCGCGCCCAATCAGACCCGATAATTACCCAGTCTGGATCTACGACTTCGATAGCGGGTTTACTATCGCTACCGCCTAGATTTGGGACTACTCGATCTACGTACTTACAAGATAACAATACCTCTCGACGATCCGCATAAGAAATGACAGGTGGTTTGCCTTTGTATTCTGCTATAAATTCATCAGTATTTAGCGCGACTACGACACTACCCAGTTCCGCACATCTACCTAAGAAACGTACGTGTCCCGCGTGAAATAGATCAAAAGTCCCGCCTGTATAAACTAGTCCCAACTGTTTTCTCGCCTTATCTCTAGTGACCAAGATCCAGAGCTGTAATCTTGATTAGCCTTTTTCGCTTCGTAATACTTGTTGTTATTTTGATACGTCAGGGCGTTCCTATGTTCGTAGCCAGATCTAACAGTAGAGCTGTTTTCGTGAGTAATGTCTAGTTTCATTTTCTTTATAGTTATCCCAGCGTACTCGGCTCGTCTTTCGTAATCATTATCCTCGAAGTAAGCAGGGTGTAAGGCTTCATCGAAAAGTCCAATTTTGCTGACTGCTCTATCTCCCAGAACGAAGGCTTGCCAATACGGAAACTTCTCAGTAAGGGTTATGTCTTCGCGTCTAGCTTTAGAGAGTTCCTCTAACGCGCCATTACCGAACTGAACATCGTTTGAAGCTATTAGCCAGCGCTCTGCGTGAGGGAAGGACTTTATGCCTAAGTTCCAAGACCCCGCTACGCCTAAGTTAGCTGGCATATCTAGGACTGTGACGTTCTTGAACTTTTCGCTAAAGTAAAGATCCGAGCCTTCGCCGTTGTCGATTACTAGCAAATGTTCTACTGGTACATCGACGCTATCTAACATTCTTTGTAGTAGATCGTAGCGATTTAGAACTGGGACGATTAGATTTTCTATCAAAACCAAGTCCCCTTGTATTTAGCCAAGTATTTATTCTCTAGTAGCAAATTCTTTCTGCCGTGATGCTCTAGTACGCCAGTAGCATTGTTATCCGTTAGCTCTGGGAACAAAACTTTTGGCTCACCTGCCACCGCAACATAAGCCTTGTTCCAATCTATTTCGTTGCGTATCGCTTCTTCTTTACTAGAGATCGTCGGGACTTCAATCTTTTCGATTGCCCAGCGCTCATAGATCCCCGCGTAGCAACCAAAGAAATACGGATCGGCATTTAGAGCGACCGAACCATCTTCGGCTTCTAATAGATCCCAGAAGCGATCGTCTTTGACAATCCAAGAATCCTGTAAGAGAAGGAATCTATCTGCGTTGGTGTTGTCCATTACCCAGCGTATTTTCGCCAGCTCGTATCCGTAATTTATTATCGCAACGTGTTCGCGATTTATAGAAGCCGAGCAATCTGCTAACCAGTCTTGCCTGTCTGGTGATGAGCCGATAACTATTAGCAAGATTTAGACCAGTAATTTATTTATTGTCGGTAGCCAGTATTTACGCCATACGTTTTCTACGTCGTACTCCTTAGCAAAGTCGATCGAAACTTGTGAACGGGACTTACCCTTTTCGTAAGCCAGCTCTAGCGCGTTTACGATTGAAGGCACGTTCGGTATCTGCCACCAAGCATTCTGCCCGCTGTTCCAAGTTGGAGTTCCCTCTACTAGCCAACCGTCTTCGGCTACTAGATCCTCACTAGCAGCCCAACCCGAAGCAATAACCCTAGTGCCACAGGCTTGCGCTTCCATAGTCGGTACGCCGAAACCTTCTCCGTAAGAAGGCGCTAACAAAACATCAAACGCCGTATAGAACGCAGCTAGATCCCGATGCGTAAGTCCGAATCGGTAGTCGTTAGCGTCAGGGAAATAAACCGCTGAATCAGGGATACCTAAACTGCCCAAGAGACTAGGCAAGTTCCAGCCACCAGCTCTACCAAAAGGATCGGTGTGTAAATAAAGAACTGCGTCTGGGTGTCTTTTCTGGAAGATAGAGAACGCCATTATGTTTTCGCCAAATGCTTTTCTGTGTACCATTCCGTTTGCTTTATTAGCAGCAACCATACCGACGATGAACTTATCTTTACCGCCAACCATTTCTTTAGGATCTAGTCCGCTAGTTAGTAGCTCGGTAGGCTTCATAACTTTAGTATCGATAGCGTGAGGCACGTATTCACATTCGATACCGAGCTTTGTTAGTTGCCTAACTCCGTTCGGTGCCATCGCTATTGGTGTCACGTTAGGTTTACGCAAGAACTCCTCTACTTCGGGTGGAGTTGTCACGTGATCTAGCGGTGTCCACGCTGCGATTTTCCGTAGGCTGTCATACTGTTTAGACTTCATTACCCATACGTCATAAAGACTTATAAACAAGTCCTGAAGATCAGGGAACTTAGAAATAAATAGTTTGTGGTCATTAGGCGCTACGTCGTTACTGT